TTCAAGAGCGGTTCCGATTCCGGCAAACACCGAAAGCTGGTCCGTATTCAAGGTACTGTAGGAGGTACGGGTATGAGCGTAAAATATATTCCAAACGGAAATGCAAAAATCGTCATCGACAAAATAACCTATCAGAATGTTGGCAATAAAAAAGCGGTTTTGCCTGCCGATAAACTCAGCAAGGAAGAATTAGAAGGCCTGTTAAAGAGAAAGTTTATCGTAAAACTTGATCTTGCCGGATTGGCCGATCCTGTTTCCCCCAGCAAAAACACAAAGCCGCAAAAGAACAAACCCGGCAATAACCAGAATTCGGAACAGCTTCCCGAAATAAAAACCCGCGAGGAGCTGCTCAAGGAAGCCCAGGAAGCAGGGCTTACCGTAACCGATGAAACGACTGATGAAGAAATTCAGAAGTTGATTGCAGAGGCGAAAGGGGCGCAAGCGCAGTAATGACTTTTAAGGAAGCGGCCGCCGCCGATATTGACAATGTTTTTTTCAATACGGATGAGTTTTCAGAGGAGGCAATCATTGACGGCAAGCCGGTTCCTATAACCAGGGATGATGACGAACTGAACAGGAAGTCGGAACTTTACGCCCAGGGTTTAGCGGAAGGCGAACAGTTGATTTTTATTAAGCAAAAAGATTTGAAGCGTATTCCCCGGCCCGGCGACCAGATGACTATTAATGACAAGCAGTGGTATGTAAAGCACGCATTGAACAATGAGGGCGTTTACGAGTTAAGGATTGGAAGGAGTCAAAGGCGTGATTGAATTAAGCGTAGGTTTTAACCAGAGCGAACAATATAAATCTCTCATAAAGAAGCTTGAGACAATGGCGTCTGAAAAAGAGATCAACAACGCAATCACGAAAGCCGCAAAAAAAGCGGCAAGCGAGGCAAGAAAAGAAACTCTGTCGTTAATTCCCGGCGCTTATACAATACCGGTTTCCGAAGTCAAAAGCTCAATAAAGGTTCGGGGGATTAAAGGCAGCGAACCCGGCGCGGTGATGCAAATTACGTCCGGAGTTTTTTCGTTATACGAATTTGGGGGCGTAACGCCGAGGGAAGTAATGCCGCCATCCAAAGGCCCGGTACGCGCTGCGGTAAAACAGGGCGGCGGCTCCGAACTAGGCCATGCGTTCATCGCAAAAATGCCCAGCGGACATATCGGCGTGTTTGAACGTGAAGGGGAAAAGAGGCTCAGCAAGTCGGCCAGAAAAGGCAAAAAGAACACTAAACATGATCACATCCATGAATTTTTCGGACCCTCTATTCCCGGAATGTTCGGCATGGAAAAGGAAACCCCGATTAACACCGCTGTTATAAAAAGAACCGGCGAGATATTTAATGAGCTGGTTATTACCGAACTGGAGGCTTTGTTAAATGTATAAAGAAGACATGGGCAATACCGACGATGTTGGCAATACCGGTGTTGTCAATAATGTTGTCATTAACCGCAGGCCCTCCGGTCTTGTGGACGCTCTTTGCGACCTGATTAAAAAGGCGTTGGTATCATTTTGGCAAAAAAGCGAATTTGGCGATGAGGAATTTCACGAACCGTATGTACACGCGCAGTATCTGCCGGTTGAAAAAACCGAAGACGATGAACGGGATAAAACAAAAGACTATCCTTTTGTCCAGGTGATTTGTACTACCGGCATAGTAAAAGATTTTCACCCCGCCAAAAACGGATCGGAAATAACCATTCAGATTTATTTCGGCGGCTACAGCAACGATACCGACAACCAGGGATGGCGTATTCCGGAAGGAATGCTCTGGCGCGTAATGCAGGAATTATGCGGGGACAAAATTGTTAATGGGTATTTGCTTAAAGCCCCCATTAAGTGGACGGTTCTAAACAGCGAAGATCCGCCTTATTACACTGCAATGATGGAAACAACATGGGAGGGTTCGCCCCCTGCCATTGAAACACCCTTTGAGGGCGTCGCTGCTCCCGGTATAGGAAGCAGTGAAGAAAAATTTGAGAATTTATAGGAGGAAATTATGGCATACATGCACGGCGTGTATACGCTTGAAAGCCCGACACCGCTTCAAGTACCAGTAGCTGTCGATTCGTCGATGCCGGTCGCGGTTGGTGTTGCCCCTGTTCACAGGCTGGAGGATCCGTCAAAAGCGGTCAATAATCCGGCGCTGATTTTCAGTTATGGCGAAGGCGCCGCGGATATGGGATACTCCGACGATTGGAAGAAATTCCCGTTGTCCGAGGTTCTTTATTCCCAGATGAGGATCCACGCTATATCCCCGCTGGTTTTAATCAACGTCTGGGATCCGCGTAAGAACGCGCAGGATGTGGCGGTAACGGATTTGCCGATTATTAACGGCGTTGCCACTATTGACGACGCTATGGCAATGATCAGCACGGTTGCCGTGCATAACGGGGCAAGCGGTGATTATGTCCGAAACAGGGACTATTCGCTGAAGTATGACGGCGACAAGCTCCTCATTACCGTTATGGAAGACGGCGAAATTCCGGCAAGCGCTACTACATTAAGCGTATCATTCAAACAGGCTTCCGTTGCAGGGATTACAAAGCTGGACATTGCGGGCGGCGTTGATCCGGACACGAACAAGCGGACGGGGCTGGAACTCATCGCGGAAGTATTCCCGTTCTTCAAAAAAATTACCGGGTTTATCCTTTGTCCGGGATGGAGCCATAATCCTGAAATTTACTCCCTGATGTGCAGCAAGGCGAAAAAACTGGGCTACGGATTTACCTGTATCGCTCTTGCTGATTTGCCGACCGCCGGGACGTATGCGAATTATAAAAACCTGCCGAAATGGAAAGATGACAATGGCTATGTCGATTTATACTCGTTCCTTACATGGCCATGCGTTAAAATCGGCGACAGGGTTTTTCACGGCTCCACAAGAATGGCCGGTATGTTCGGCGAGGTCGATAACAAGAACGGCGGCCTTCCGTATGAGCAGGCGTCAAACAAGACGCTGAGCATGACGGATATGTGCGACGAGGACGGCAATGTCATTCCCATGCTTTCCGACGAACAGGCCAATTTCCTGAACGAAAACGGCATTGGCACTTTCATTAATTTTGACGGCTGGAGGGCGTGGGGCGTAGAAACCGCCGCGTTCCCCGGCAACACGGACATAAAAGACTTTGAGCGCAGCGTGCGCCGTATGTTCTCTTACGTCCAGAACGTCGTAATCCGCACAATGCGGCAAAATGTGGACAAGCCCATTACGCGGCTGTTGATAGACACCGTGCTTCTGACGGGAAATGAATACCTTAATACCTTAAAATCGCGTAACGCCATCATCGGCGGCTCTGTAGAATTTTTGAAGGCTGACAACAGCAACCAGAGTATTATGAGCGGCCAGTTGTACTTCCGGGTAAACCTCACGCCCCCCAACGCGGCAAAGGCTTTGGTGTTTGATTTCATGTATGATCCTAACCTTCTCGAAGGTTTATTTTAATTAAGGAGGCGCGAGAATGCGACCAGGAATAGCGACTAAAAACAATGTTTTCAAACTTTATGACAGCGAAACTCAAGCCGCCTTGGACGGCGTTGTAACTGTAGAACTTCCGGGCTTTGAACTGGCATCCGACTCGTTCAAAGGGGCGGGCGTCGGCGGCGAGATAAATGTTCCGGTTCCGGGCGTTATGAACGCCCAGACCGCTACAATATCCGTCCCGATAATGTACAGCGATATAACAAAGTTCATGGAGCTTGGCACCACAAGGACGCTGGATCTGCGGAATGAGATCGTAGTAAACAACAAGGACACCCATCAGCTTGAAAAAGTACCAAACCGCTGGGTATTGAAAGGGCCGCTAAGCCAGGCAAATCCGGGATCGATAGGACAGGCTGAGGCGGGCGAGGCTTCAATTGTTATGCAGGTTTATTATGCCCAACATTTTCTTGACGGGGATGAGATTCTGGAGTGGGACCCCTTTAAGGGGATTTACACGGTTAATGGCAAGGACTTAATGGCTGAAACACGCCGAAATGTTTTTGTCGGTTAATAAACAGGAGGGATAATGTTTACTGCGACTGTAAAAGTAAAACTTTCCGCGCCCGTGAAATGGGAAGGCAGGGAGATTACAGAAATCAACCTGGATTTCTCCAAAGTGAAAGGCGGGATCATAAACCAATGCGAAAGGGAAACTTTCCAGCAGGGAAATTTCTCCGGCATTATCCGCAGCCAGAGCGCCGAATACTGCGCTCGCATGGCGGCCCTAATCTCCGGTACTTCATTTCGTATGCTGGAAAAATTATCGGCGGATGATTATGACGCGGTTTGGCAAACAGTGGGAGCTTATGTAGCCAAAAGAAACCCGCAAGAGTTTTATGACCAATTCACGTCCGATGATGATGAAGACGAAGAGGAAGAAGAGGACAAAGAAGAAAAGGGTTTTACCGATCCGGCGACAGCAACGCCGGAAACGGACAATGGCTAGACCCCTGGGTATTTGATTACGCAAACCCCGCCGACTACATACGGAAAACAGTGGCGGGGTTATCTATTGTATCAAACACTTCGATTGAGTATCTGCTGGAGATGCCACTTGATGAATTGTTTGAATACGAAAAGATTTACGCTGATATGTTGAAAGAAAAGAAATAGGCGGTGTTACATGGCTGGCAGAAAAACAATTTGGGATCTCGCCTTGGAAGTCTCAGGAAAAGACAAAGGCGCAAAACAAGCCCTTAGAACAATCAAACGCCAAATTGAAGATGTCCAGAAAGCGGGAAAACAGCTTGGAGCCGACTTCAAAAACTTTACAGCTAACGCTACAAAGTTAGCCCTTGGCGTCGCTGGCGGTGTAGCCGCGGCGACAGCCGGGGTTGTCGCCATGGCAAACTCCTTTGCGGAAACCGGCGATAAAGTAGCCAAAACATCAGCCCGCCTGGGTATCGGTATTGAAGCATACCAGGGCTTGGGTTATGCAATGCAGCAGTCAGGATTAAGCGCGGAAGATTTTGACAGCGCCCTTGAAAAGTTTAATTTAACGGTACGGCAGGGCGCGGCGGGGAATGAGGCCGCGGCAAAACAGTTAAAAGACGTAGGGCTTTCCGCCGCGAAACTTGCCGGATTGAAACCTGAGCAGGCAATGGAGCGCCTGTCTGATTACATGAAAACGTTGCCCAGTGACGCAGAACGCACGAGGGTAGCGGTTACTTTATTCGGCAAGGCTGCCGGACCGAAAATGATGGCCGCTATGAAGCAGGGCAGCTCCGGATTGCAGGATTTAATGAAGGAGGCAAAAAGTCTTGGAATTGTCCTGACGGAGGAACAGGCGCGTCAATCAGAATCTTATATTGACGCCCAGACCAGACTGAAGAAATCCGTTACCGGCATGAAAAACCAGTTTATAGGCGGCGCCATCGGGCCGCTTACAGAAGCCTTTGATCACTTAAAGGGCGCGATAGTGGATCAGTTGCCCGCAATTCAAGAGATTGGGAAAAAATTCGGGGAATGGCTTGGCAAACTGGTAAAGCACCTTCCAGATGTAATTGCGAAGATAAAAGAGTTTGGTTCATGGGTTAAAAATACTGTTTTAGGAGTAAAGGATTTTGTAGGAGGCTGGAAGAATCTTGGCAAAATTATTGCCGGCATTGCCATTGCTCCGACGTTGATAAGCGGATTTAAGACTGTTTTCTCATTAGGAAAATTGATACGAATTTCAATGGGAGTTATCCCTGGGATTATGGCAAAAATGAGCCTTGCTGCCGCCCCGATTACAGGCGCGTTGCTTCCAATAATTGGAATAGTCGCTGGTATCGCATTAGCTGTTTATACTGTTGTTAAGAATTTTGACAAATTAAAAGCCTATGCAATGGAATGTTTTGAAAGAATAAAAGCTGCGTTCGGAACCGGCAAAGATGGCGCGAGTAATTTTACCGAAGTATTGGGTACGGTTAAAAAAGCCTTGGGCGTTATATTGGGCATACTTGAAGGCGGGATGTTATTTGCGATTAAAACAATAATGAATTTAATAACAAGCGCGATACAAATAGTGATAGGAGCGTTCAAGGTATTATGGAATGTCATAAAATTAATTTTATGGCCAATTGAAACGGTTATTAAAGTAATTTCCGCATTATTCACCGAAGGCTGGGGCGGGGCGCTGAGGGTATTAGGCGATCAGTTTAAGAAATTGGGAACTATATTTTCAGGCATATTTGACGGCATAAAAATAATTATTGGCGGTATTGCTGATTTTTGGAAAGGCCAATTCAAAAACGCTATAGAGTTTGTAAATAAAATACTTGGCAATTTTGGATTAAGCATAGAGGGCATACTTGGGGGGATAAAATCGTTTTTCTCGGCAATAGGTAATTTCTTTATAGGGATTGGGGAAGGAATTAAAAATATATTCAGCGGCATTGGTAACTTTTTCACCAGTGTATGGGATGGCGTCAAAAACATTGCGGGAAAAGCATGGGATGGAATAAAAGGTGTAGCGTCTAGCGCTTGGGACGGCATGAAAGGCTTTGCCAGTCAGTATGTGGAAAACGCAAGACAGAACTGGGCGATGACAAAAGACATAGCCGGTAAGGCCTGGGACGGAATAAAGAATGTGGCTTCGGGCGCATGGGATGGAATCAAGAACGGCGTTTCAAAACTGAAAGAAAACGCTACGGAAAATTTTAATAAATTGAAAGATGTGGCGAATGTAGGATTTAATAAAATTCTGGATGTCGCTTCATGGGGCCTGGATAAAATATCAGATAAATTTCCCGGGGTAGCCGACGCTGGGCAGAAGGCGATAGGCGCGATACGGCAGGCCGCCAGCGGCGATTTTAGCGGGCTTAAAGAACTTGGATTAAATGCAATCGGAAAACTACAGGAAGGTTTTTCAAAATTCAAAGATATTGCCGGAGAGAAAATTAACGCCCTGGCTGAAAGGTTTCCAATTTTAGGAAAGGTGATTGAATTTATAAAAGGCGTTATAGGGGGGCTTAAAAACGCTTTTAGGTTTATTTTCGACACTATTAAATCCATTGTCGGAGCTTTTGTAACATTCTTTAAGGATGTGTTTAATAATCCTGTAGCTGCCGTAAAAAACCTTATCGGCAGTTTGGCTGATATTTTCTCCGGGGTGTTCAATGTAATAAAAGGGAAAATAGAATCGTTCGCCGGTATCTTTACAGGGCTTTGGGAAGGAATTAAAAATATAACCTTCTCGGTGTGGGAAGGAATAAAGTCATATTTTGCCAACGCTGTTGAAGGAATCAAAACGGTCTGGAACGGCATTAAAGGATTTTTCACGGGGCTATGGGACGCCATAAAACAAGGCCCGGCCGCCGCAGTCCAATATATAAAGGACGCTTTCTTTGGTTTGTTCAATAACATTCAAGATAAATTGTTTGGTTTTATTAACAAAATTAAGGAAGGATGGGATGCCGTTAAAGGGTTCTTTGGCGGTGTGGGCGAAAAGATAGGCGGTATATTCGGCGGTGATAAAAAAGCCAATACAGTACCCGGCCATGCGGAAGGCGGCATATTCAAACGGCGCCACATAGCGGAAATCGCGGAGCGCGGCGCGGAAGCGGTAGTGCCGTTAAATAAAACGGCTCAAGGCTTTGACATCTGGAAGCAGGCCGGGGAGCTGGGCGGGTACCTGAAAAGAGCAAGCGAACAGGCGCCCGCGGTATCCGCGGCATCCGCAGTGGCTCCGGTTATATCTGCGGTTGCCCCGTCTATCAATACGGCGTCATCTGAAAAGAAGCCTGAACCTTCTCCAGTTATGGAAGCCGCGGCTCAAAAAATATCACATGGGGACACTTCTGTCAAAGTAGAAATTAAGATGACAAATAATTTTAGTGGCGGGGCGCCTGATGAGGAAACGATAGCGAAAATATCCGAAGCCGGGCAGAAAATCGGCAATGATATTGAAGAAAAGATAAGGTCGGTAATTCAAGAGATGACGAGGGACCAGAGGAGGTTATCCTTTGCTTAAAGAATATCTTGTCCCTCAAGGTTATGTTTGGGATCAAATAAGTTATAAAGTCTATGGCGATGAAAGGTTCATTAGCGCCCTATTGGAAGCAAACCCTGCCCTGCGCCGTATAGTGCAGTTTGAAAAATCGACTTTGATAGTAATTCCGGACAGGCCGGAAATACCCCCCGACTCAGTATCGAGGCTGCCGCCTTGGAAACAGGCAGGTTAATATGTTGCCGAGACGTGCATATTTAGAAATACAAATTGACGGCGTTGACATATCGGAAGCCGTCTCTAACCACATCAAAGAATTTACCTATACCGACAGAGCTTCAGGGGAATCCGATTCCATAGATTTAACAGTCCATGACCGTGACGGGAAATTTATTGACGAATGGTATCCCATGCAGGCGGCCGATACAGGGGATAAAACAGATTATGAACGTATTTACAACGAAATGGCCGAAAAATTACAGGCGGGAACAAGTACCGCGGAATTACAGCGGCTTATAGACCAGAGCGATTTGACGCCCGCACAGGGGGCCGAGCTTCAGCGCGTTACCGGCTCCAATGTATGGCCGCAATATGTATCCGAACATCCGCAGTATCGGGGATTGTCCGGCAAATTACAGCTAATAAAGGATATTAAAGGATCATCAAGCGCGGCCATAAAATCAGGGGGCGGCGAGGCGCTAACCTTCCGCGCAAAAATCCATGTTGAAAATTGGAACGAGGACGGAGATACCGATGAACTGGACACCGGGAAATTCAAAATTGACGCTTGCGATTTATCCGGCCCACCCGACAAATTCAGCATTAAGGCGGTGTCCATACCAATATCGTCAAGCTTAAAGCAGGAAGAAAAAACAAATACATGGGAAGAAACAACGCTCCAGAAGATAGCCCAGGATATCGCGGATAAGGCCGGTGCCAAACTTATGTACGAGGTTGATTCGGATATCCAGCTTGACCGCGTAGACCAAAAACAGCAATCAGACATGTCATTCCTGTTGGAATTATGCACAAAATACGGGGTCGCTTTGAAAGCGACAGACGGCATGATCGTTTTATTCGAGGAATCTGTTTACGAAGAAAAAGACATTGTTGATACTTTTGATAAATCCGAAGTAGGCGGCCGCGTAATCAGTTATTCTTTTTCCCAGGATACGAATGATACGGTTAGCAAGGTTGTATTAAATTACAAAGATCCAAAATCGGGCATAGTAGCGCAGGGGGAGTTTATTCCGCCTAATCCCCCGGCGACTGGGCAGAAGCTGGTATTGAATGAGCGCCCCGGCGATATGAGAGGGGATAATTTCAGGAAGGGCGTTGATGACGCTTCCGGCAGCGCCGGGGGAACGCACGACACGGGGATGCATCCGTTCAATGACATAACCGCCGATTTTAACAAGCCAAGAACGGACGTAACAGATAACGCCAATAGAATTTGCAAGGCGAGGTGCAGGGAAAAAAATAAAAACGAATGGATGTGTACGCTGACAATTATCGGCAACGTAAAAATGGTCGGAGGGGTTAATGTCCAATTAACGAATTGGGGCAAATACTCCGGCAAATACGCGGTAGATACGGCGGAACATAAAATGGGCGGATACAAGACAACTATCAGTTGCCACAGGGTATTGGGATATTAACATGACGGATAACAGATCAATGCTCCATCAGGGGCAGGCGACGGAACGTAATATAGACTCCGCATCGGCGCGGGTCGGCTATGACGATCTTGGCGGTAGCGTATCCGGCCTTTTACAGGTATTGTTCCCCGCGATAGGGGGGTGGAATCTTTTTTATACCCCGAAAGAAGGCGATCAGGTAGTAACAGAAACTCTGTCAAACGGAAAGGAAGAGGCGTATATAGTAGGCAAGGTTTATACCGCAAATAAAATGCCCCAGGGGGGCGCCCCAGATATTTTTTTAATGGTAAGCGATGACGGAAAAAATGTTATTAGATTTGACGCGGCGAATGGCACGATGGACTTAATAATAGACCAGGACGGCAAATTAAAATTTAACAATCTTGAAATAAAAGTAAATGAACTAACCGATTTAATGACGAAAAATTTGAAAGTTAAGGTAGAAGAGCATACAGGATTAGAAACAAACGATTTAGACGTTGAATCGGCAAAACCAATTGGATTTGAAGGAACAAAAACGCAATTAGGGGCCGACGTCCTTCAAATACTATTTGACGATTTAATAAAAGCTGTTACCCGTAATCCGGTTCTTGTTCCGCCTGTGGCTTTGCCGCCCGGTTCTCCTGTTCCCCCGGTACCGCCCATTATCAATATGCACCTGAAAGGCGTTTGGGATGATGTAGTCGCGGCCTTAAATAAGGCGAAAGCAGCCTGCGCGAAGGCGCTCAAATAAGGGGTTATTATGGCGTTGACTAAATCATCAATGGCAACTATGCGATATAACGATCTGGTCGCGGCATACCCTCAAATGGCAGGAATAGATGCCTCTATAAAGGCTGAAATAATAAAATTCTATGAAGCGGACAGCAGCGGGATTATAAATGAGTTTACGGCAAATGCCGTAATACCGCCCGGTATATTGGTATCGGTTGATCCAACTACTCACAATGGATCAACTTCAGGGCCGGGGAAGGTGACGTAATGGTTATAGGATCATGGGGCGATTTTGTTTTTGAAGTCTCCGGAGAAATTGCCAAAACCTTCCAGGAGTTTACGGAAAAATCTTCCGGGCGCTGGGCCGAACACGAAACTATAAACACCGCCCCATTGTCGGAGTTTTTAGGCCCAGGCCTTGACGAATTGGAAATGACAATAATTTTTACAACAATGCTGGGAGTGAACCCGCGGGAGAGTTATGAGGAATTAAGGACGGCGGTACGCAGAGGGGAATATCACCCTCTTATTTTAGGCGGTTTTCCTTTAAGCGACAATTTCTGGAGAATAAGCGAAATTTCCGGAGCGTCTAAAATTTTCGGCCCGCGTGACGGAAACGTAATGTGGATGGAATTCAGTCTGTCCGCGAAGGAGTATAACTGATGGTTACAGTAGAAAATTTGTCCGCAAATATCACTTTTGGTCTTACCGGCGTTCCNNGTGATATCCGGGAAGATTTGGCCAACCGTCAAAGTGGAGGTAAAACCAGATGGCATTTAACGATCTGCAATTTTCAGAAACTGACGCGCGGAAAATACAAGCTTCTATGCAAAGATTTTTTGAAGAAGTTAAAAGGGCAAACGGGAGCCCCGGGTTCAGGTTATCACCCGCCGATCCGGAGAGGCTTATTCTGCTGACCGAAGCGGCGGCGTTAACCCAGATAGCTACCGACATTGATAAAACAGGAAAGGGGAACCTTTTATTTTTCGCTGATGAGGAAACTATCGAGCATATAGGTTATTTATACGGCGAAAGGGGCGCGCGCATGGCCGCCTCATACGCCCTTACTACATTACGTTATAAGTTATCTGTTGAACGTCCAGTTGTTACACCAATTTATAAAGGTTACCGGGCAACCCCAGATAACAAGGTATTTTTCGCAACGACAAAAGTATTGGAAATACCAGCCGGACAATTATACGGGGATGTGGAAGCCAAATGCCTTACTGCCGGAATTGAAGGGGACGGTTTTGACGTTGGTGAAATAAAAAATATGGTTGATCTCGTTCCGTTTGTTGCATCAGTGGAAAATATAACGCCGTCCAGCGGCGGCGCGGAAGAGGAAAGCATAGAGGCGTACAGGGCAAGGCTGAGGATGCTGCCTGAATCAATTTCAGTTGCCGGGCCTGACGGCGCGTATGAGTTTTGGGCGCGGACTGCGAATTCTGGGATAGTGGACGCTAAAGCATGGATGCCAGAACTGGATATGGAATCTTTCAAAGAATTTCTTGCGCCATGGGGGATAACGAACGCATCGGGATTTTACAAGGCGCTTGGCGAATACTACAGGACTAGCGGAACGGGGCCGGGTAACGTCAACATCACCGTTTTAATGAATGACGGAGAGCTTCCTTCCGAAGAAGTCTTAAACCAGGTCAAAGAAACATTGTCAACAAGAACACGAAGGCCGCTGACTGATTACATCCATGTAGTACCCCCGGAGACAAAAGAATTTAGTGTGTCGGTTAAATACTGGATCGAAACAGAAAGAGCGACAGAAGCGGCCTCGATAATTGACGCGGTTGACAAGGCGGTAGAGAGATATATCGCATGGCAAAAATCCCGGCTGGGATTGGACATACTCCCAGACATGCTGCACAAGCTCATTATGGACTGCGGCGTTAAGCGTTTGGAGATTGAGGAACCGGTATTCACAAAATTGGAGCCTAATGAGGCGGCGCAATTTACTGAGGATAAAATAGTGGACTTCATGGGGCTGGAGGACGCATAGTGGATTTTAGCAATATCTCCATCCTTAATTTATTGCCTCCAAACTTGGCTAAAGACCCCGGCGTTAAAATGGCGGCGCAGGCGTTTGATAAGGCATTGCAGGAGATAATAATAAGCAAAATCCCCGATGTGGGCATAATACCTAATTTAGTATTAGACAAAATTGTTAATGAAACGCTTATTGATATGTTGGCTTGGCAGTTTCATGTTGACTTTTATGAGCCGGATCTGCCGATAGGAACAAAACGCGCCTTAGTC